GCCAGCATCCTGAACCCGGCGCAGTCTCCAGTACACAAACTGATAGGACGTACTGTTATCCGGTGTTGGCCAGACAGTAACCGCAGGAAGCTGAGGAACAAAGACCGCCGTTCCATCTGCCTGAGCAGCGGCTGTTGTATTGTTCTGACCACGGAATACACCACCAAGGGTATTCCCTGAGATGTAGGTGTAGTAGATGTCTTCACTGTTTAAACGAATAAAGCCTGCTCCTGCTAACCCAACCACCGTGTTAAGCGTGATCGTTGTTGCCGTGGAGGTGATGGCTCCATCCAAGATTGCATCTGTTGGATTAACTTGTCCAGAAAGTCTTTGAACCCAGACTTGGATTGGACGGGCTTGTTGTAGTTTGTTCGGAATAGTCGCATAAGTAGAAACACTAATACGTGTGATTGTTAGGTCAGCCTGCGTGGAGGATGAGTTCTGGCCTGTACGGATAACCTGCTCCAACAGATCAATGGTGTCTGTAGGCAAGGCATACGTAGCCAGACCCGGAGTCAGGTTGATAAACCCCTGCTCCATCGTCCACATGTTGATGCCACGGTTCTGCCACTCTATGGTCATTAGGTTCATTGATCTGCGTGCTGTACGCAAGTCATAACCTGAACGCATCTCCCGACCCGCCCGCTCCCATGCTTCCTCGGCAATCTCCGTGAAATCCATATTGAAAAGCGTTGATCCGGTAGTGGTCATCTAAATCCTGCCGTTTTCTTTGCTATTGCTTTGGGTTGGGCTACAAACTGTTTGCCAGCGGCTTTGCCAGCACGCTTGGCCTTGGTTGTAGCCGCATATTCTTGTGGTGACAATGATTTAATTGCCTTCTCTGGCAAATATCTCTCACCTGTTTTACTTGACGGCTTTCCGCTCTTGGTGCGCCATTTCTGGTCGCCCCATTCTTTGAGGGATTGCTGTGGCTTTTTAATCACGATAGCCGCCACCAGCTTTTTTGTAACGTTGTGCAACCATCTGTGCTTTTCTGGCTGACCATTCGCCTGCGCCAGTACCTGCTGTTGCTTCTGCCTTCACGGCATTAAAAATGCGTTTACGTAATTCAGGCTTAGTGTAGTTGCCTGCGGAGTTAACCGTAGACTTGCCGCCTTCTGCCATCTTCTTGGGTTTTACGCCTTTGGCCTTCATTGCAATAGCTGTAGCCGCCTGTTGCGCCAGACCGCCTGCCGCCAATTTAGCAGTCTTAGCAGCGTCAACAAAGTCACTCTTCTTGGGTGCACCAGCAGAACCTGCACTACGCATCTTCTCACCAGAGCCTTCGGCTATCCGTTTTTTCTTAGCGGCAATGTTGGCATACAAGCCACCACCGGCAGCCTTCACTGCGCCACCTTTAGCAAACCTATGGGTAAGGTTAACACCAAAGCCTTTGACATTTGGGCCACGCTTATTAAGGCCGCCGTCTAGATAGCCCTGCAAAGAGGTGTTATCACCTAATTGCTTTTCGGCAGTTAAACGACCCGACACTTCTTTTTGTTTAAGGTTTAAACGTGGACGCTGCACACCAAGCTTGACATCACTAGGCAGCGTTGCATCTTCTACTTCACCGCCTTCATCAAATTGAGTAAAGTCAGTATCGTCCCGACGAGCTTTCTTTTTACCGCCGGGCATTTTACTGGGAGACATTGCCCCCATTCCACGGCTTGCCATCATACAAACCTGCCTCGTGTCTTGCCTTTGGTGGCAATGCCATCAGCCCGTTTAGAAGCAGAAGAGACTGACCCTCCACCGGCATAACCTTTAACATCTTTACGAGCTTTCATTTGGGCTTTATCGTCCATACTCGTCATTCTGTTTGAGCCAAAAAATTCACCAACTGATCGAACTTTATCTCCAATGTTATCAAGACCTTTATCAAGGCTCTTGCTTACTCCATCAGGATTTAGTATTTTTTCACGTTCATATTTTTTAACAGACTGATCATAAACAGCTTTAGATTTGGCGTTATCTCTAGCATTGTTTGCGGCATCTCGGCTTGCTTGTCGTTCCGCAATTTCGCCTTGCTTTTGTTTACGGTAGCTATCAAAGTCACCAGTCGTAGTATCGGATTCAGGCACACCGCCTTTGTTGTAGCCCATGTCACTGATCTTTTTACGATCTTGGGTGTCTTTAACGTCTTGCTTGGCTTCTTCAAGAACACCAAAGTTAGAAGGTTTTTTTACTCCACGAGACTCACGCTTCATTTCTGCGTCAGCTTCGCGTTGATTTTTGTCGTTTTGTTCAGCATCCCGCTCATCTTTCTTTTTCATTAAATGAGCCGCGCCAATACCGCCACCCATAACGCCAGCTTTCATTGCTGCAACTGCGGGCCAGAATAATTTAGACATGATATTTCCTTAGCAAATTTTGCAACGAGTCTTACCTTTAGTGGCAATACCGTCAGCACGTCTAGACGCAGATGAAACCATTCCACCAGCGGCATATTTCTTAGTCTTACCGCCTCGCTTGTAGCCAATTGCGCCGCCTGTGGTGTCAGACTCATCCAATGCCTTTTTAGAGCTTGGCTTACCCAACGATTTCATAGGTTTGGATTTAGGCGTTACATCGGTAACATCGTCACCGCCTTTTTTAACAAAACTGCTTTTCTTCAGCTTGTCGTAGGCGCTGGCCGCACGGTCGTCATCAGCTTTACCCATAGTCGGGCCTTTTGATGGCGATACAACTAAGTCTCTGCCTGAGGATTTGTTTCCGCCTCTAAACATCTTGCCTAATTTGCCCAGCTTGCTTCTGGCTAATAAAGCAGAAGCAGCAGCGGCGGCTGCGCCTGCACCCGGCATTAAAGCGCTTGGATCTTCGGCCAAAGCCGCTTTAGCGTTGTCTCTCATGGCTGGAATATCCATGGAAGGTTTAGCAGGAGCGGCTGGCGCAGGTTTGTTACGGCCTTCATTGCTATAGTTTGTATTTAGCGAAGGCTTGTTAATTAAACTACTGCGATCAGGGCCAGTATTACGCAACGGAGGGACTGGCGTGGCAGTTGGTTTAGCAGGCACTACAGGTTTTGTTGCCATAGGGCGTGTAGGCGTGATTGTTTCACTAGAGCTACGGCCAGCACTTGGGCCATAGTCTGAGTACATATCGTCAGACAAAGGACGTGAAGATGCAGCAGGCATAGCAGGGGCAGACATCGGCTGATTAACCGATACCGACTCACCGCGATCACGGCCTCGGCCAGCGCCAAAGCGGTTGTACGCCTCTGTACCGGGCTGGTCAATGTTACCTGCGCGAATACGTTCAAAGAAGCCAACAGGAGCTTCTTTGTTTGACATCTCTAAACCACGCTTTTTAGCAGCGGCTTCCATGGGATCCATTTCACCCATAACTTCACCGCCACCTTCGTAGCGTTTAAACTTCTTCATTGGTTTCTTGGTAGCCATATCAACTCCTTAGCAGGCTTTGCCGCCCATGTTCATTTTTACCATTGTTGCTTTGGTTTTGCCTTTTGTGGCAATGCCATTAGCTGATTTGCGGAATGCGCCGCCAGCAGCTAACTTGGTCATAGGCTGACCTTTGTGCAAACGGCCTTCGTGTTTGTTCACGGCCTTTTGCATCATTGTTTTATCTTGCTTCATGTCTGATTTAGCCATGCCGCCTTTTTTCATATAACCCATTTTATTACGCACGTCTGTAGGTAACTTGGCCAAACCGGGATTTTTTTCCATATCTACTGATTTCATATCGCCACCTTTAGAAAATTTCTTGCCTTTATCGGCAGTTACAAAGTCTTTACCCACTGATGTAGGCACTCCGGCTTTCTTAGCAAACGATGGCGAATTAGCTATCGCGGCCATGAAATTATGTTGCTTCTTACTTGTGCTCGGCATCATTTCCCCGCTGAAAGAAGCTGGTCAATTTTTGCTTCAAGCTTGTTAAAGCGTTGGTCAATGTGGTTAGTAATTTTGTCAATTTCTGCTTGAGTAACGTTATCACGGGCAACCTCCTCGCGTGTTTTGTTCAACAGGATCGTGACACGAGCCAGTTCCCTGAACTTTTCATTCATCATGTAGCCTAGCAATCCAATCACTAAAGAAAGGATGGCAGACCATGCAGTGTTTAGATCTAACAATTCCAAGCCCTCAATGCTTTATTGATCCGTGAATCCGGATCGTTTGCTGTCTTGGCACTTGTCAGTTTCTTCTTCATGCCACTCATCCTTGCACAGAAAGAGTCGCGCCGTGAGCCGCCTTCCGGCTGGGGAGGTTTCAAGTTCATACCTTGCGCTTTCGCGGAGGCCCGACCCTTGGCGTTCAAGCCGCCCTTCTCGGATTTGCCCTCTTTCCTCTGCCATGCTGGTGACTTAGCCATAGTAAATCTGCGTTGAGTCAATATTGGTCATCAAAGCATAAATGCCTTGAGTAGCTAATACTCCTTCACCCGGAATAATAGGCGCATTACTAAAAGTATCAGTACTGTCTATTTCGTAAGTCATCAACCAACGACCACCGCCACTTACATACGAAGCCGCAGTAGAAGTGATTGTTCCGGTGTTAATGTCTGTTAGCGTAAATGTGCTTGACGAAGCA